TGAGCGTCACATTGAGCTTATCGGCTTTAATCCTAAGTTCAGTCGTCCTGAGTGGATGGTTTGTACAGTACTACTTGTTCCTCCGCTAACTGTTCGTCCTTCTGTTGTGATGGAGGATAATCAGCGCATGGAAGACGATCTAACACACAAACTAATTGATATTGTTCGTAACAATCAGCGTCTACGCGACAAGATTGATAAGGGCGATTCTGCAGATATCATTGACAAATACACTGAACTTGTACAGTTTGATGTAGCTACATATGTAGATAATGATATCAAAGGACTGCCTCCTGCGGCTCAGCGATCAGGCCGTCCACTCAAGACTCTGAAGTCACGACTTGGAGCAAAGAATGGTCGTGTTCGTGGTAACTTGATGGGTAAGCGTGTAGACTTCTCTGCGCGTTCTGTTATCACTCCTGATGCTAACATTGATCTGGATGAACTTGGTGTTCCTGAGGAAATTGCGATGAACTTGACGTTTCCTGAAATGGTTACATCATTTAATCGCGATCGTATGATGACCTATATTCGCAATGGTACTGCAGCGTATCCCGGAGCAAAGTCGGTATATTTTACAGATGAGAAGCGAACCGTTCATCTGAAGTACATGAATACGTCACTTCTTGATCTAAAAAATGGAGACGTTGTTCATCGTCATCTAATTGATGGCGATGTTGTACTCTTTAACCGACAGCCTTCTCTACACAAGGCTTCCATGGAGTGCCACCGCATTCGAGTTCTACCGTATTCTACATTTCGTCTGAATGTTTCTGCAACTCGTCCCTATAATGCCGATTTCGATGGTGATGAGATGAACATGCACGTTCCTCAATCAATTCCGGCAGCTATGGAACTTAAGTATCTTGCTTCTGTTCTACGTCAGATCATCAGTCCCCGTACTAACTCACCGATTATTCAAATCTTTCAAGATACTCTAACCGGTTCATACCGCATTACACAGCCTAATGTTCGTGTTCCGGAATACATTGCTATGAATTTGCTAGCTCGAATGCGTCGTCCGCTTGGTTCATATGTACGCAAGAATAGTCCTCTAACGGGTCACGAAATTATGACGAATGTGTTTCCAATCATGAGTTTTGATGGAAAGATCAAAATTGATAACGGTACATTCGTAAAAGGTGTTCTTGGTAAAGACGCATTTGGAAAGACATCTGAAGGTATCATCCATGCTCTCTACAATGACTTCAGCCCTCAGCGTGCTGGTGAATTTATTAATGATGTACAGAGCATTGTAACTAAATACAATTTGTACTCTGGATTCTCTGTTGGTGCTGCCGATTTGATCGCCAATGCAGAGACGTATGAATTTGTAGCAAAAACGCTAGAAGAAGGTAAGCAGAAGGTTGCTGACATTGTATCCAGCATTCATGCGGGTACATTCATAAATAGTACCGGTCGTTCAAATGGTGCTGAGCTTGAGAACAAGATCATGAACGCACTAAAAGAAATTAACTCAAAGATTGAAGAAAAAGTTGGTGTTAGTCTTCCTAAAGATAACCGAATGGTTCAAATGGTCGATTCTAAGGCAAAGGGTTCTAACTTGAATATTACTCAGATGTTGGCTCTACTAGGTCAGCAAATGGTAGCTGGTCAGCGTATTAAGTATACGCTGCAAGATCGTACACTTCCTCACTTCGCTCGTTATGATCACGGTATCGAGTCTCGTGGATTTGTAGAGAACAGCTTTATCTCTGGTCTACGTCCCGCTGAGTTCTTCTTCCACGCTATGGGTGGACGCGAGGGTTTGATTGATACTGCAGTAAAGACATCAGACTCTGGTTATATCCAACGTAAGCTAGTGAAGATGATGGAGGATCTACACGTGGAATATGATGGAACAGTTCGTAACATTAACGGTTCGATCTACCAATTCGTATACGGCGGTGACGGAATTGATAGTATTGCAATTGAGAATCAACCCATTGAGCTTGGTGTCGCAAGTATGGAACAGCTATACAAGGAGTTTGCTGCTTCAGTTGATGACTTCCGAGCCGTGATGAGTTCTGATCCTGGTCCCGAAATTGACGATTTAATGGATCAAATTATTGCAGATCGCGATGTACTTGTTCGTGATGTATTTCGTTATATCAAAAAGACAGAAGTATCTGCTCCAGTTCATCTCAAGCGTCTACTTTCAAAGTACACGAACCCCTATGCACTAAAGACTGATCTAACTCCTGCGTATGTTGTAGCTGAGCTTAATAAGCTAACTGAAGAGCCTATGATTAAGCCGAATCACCTCTTTCATATCTTACTTCGTTACTACCTTGCTCCTAAGAAGTCAATCATTGTGATGCGCCTTACACAGTCTATGTTTGACGAAATTCTTAAGGATATTCGTTTCAAATACATGAAGGCAAAGGTACACGCGGGAGAAATGGTTGGTACTCTTGCTGCACAGTCTGTAGGAGAACCGACTACTCAGCTAACATTGAACACATTCCACTCTGCTGGAACGGCTAAGGCGAACGCCACCCAAGGTGTTCCTCGAATTGTCGAGCTGTTGTCTGTATCACACAATCCCAAGAATCCGTCTAACGTGATTTATCTACGTCCTGATATTGCTATGTCAGAGAATGCAGTGTTCTATAAGATGAAGGAGATCCAAAAGACAACTCTTCGTGATATTACTCGATCAGTTCGAATCTATTATGATCCTGATCCGTCATCAAAGAATTCGTCTGTTGAGGAAGATCGCCAAATTCTAGAAACGTACCAAAAGTTCTCGGTTACCAACCAAACATCATGCAACTCTCCTTGGATCATTCGCCTTGAAATTGATCGACGTGAGATGGCTGCGCGAAACGTGATTGATATGAACATGATTGCAACCAAGATCAATAACAATAAGGTTCTACGTGTATTCGAGTGTGTGTATACCGATACAAATTCACCTGACAAGCTTGCTATGCGTATTGCATTCCTACCTGACACAGTAAAGAATTCTCTGTCTCTTCGATTCATCGAGGAGAAGTTGCTCGATACTGTATTGACCGGTGTTAATAACATTGGTCGTGTCTACCGTCGCGATAACAATAAGGAACTGATTTATGATGATAAAGTCGGAGGTTATGTTCCAATGAAACAAATTGTTCTAGATGTAGATGGTACAAATCTACTCGATCTTGCTACAGTTGATGGTGTAGACTCGCTTCGGTCATTCTCGAATGATCTTCACGAAATTATTGATGTCTTTGGAATTGAGACAGCGCGTCTTGCTCTCTATCGTGAATTTATGGAAGTCTTTACTGCTGAATATGTTAACTACCACCACATGATCACACTTATTGATGTAATGACGTATCCCGGATACCTAGTAACTGTTGATCGTTTCGGTATGAAGAAGAGCAATAATGGTGTACTTGCGAAGTCATCATTCGAGGAGACGTCTCAAATTCTGTTTGATGCAGCTATCTCTGCTGATTTTGATAAGATGAAGGGTGTGTCTGCAAACATTATGTTCGGTCAGAAACCTCCTTGTGGTACAGGATTTGTAGATATTCTTGTAGATGAGACCAAGCTACCTGAAGGAGCCGAAGAGGATATGTCAGTCTTTGATTCGGATTTGAAAGCTGCTAATATTGCCGTATCGCAAGATGAAGATACAGGTCAGTGCAAGATGGAAGATGTAATGATGGAGTGGTAAACTAATTTTGATACAACTAACTGATAAATTTTAAATGGAACAACCCAAATATGATAGCGTAGTAAACGCTGTTATATCTGCGTTTCAAAAGAGAGCTGAATTTGGTCAAAAGAAATATGGAACTACGTTAGATCGCAATGATCTATCTTTTTTGCAATGGGTTCAACACACGCAAGAAGAACTGATGGATGCTATTTTATATCTTGAAAAACTCAAACAAGTAACGAAATAGGTTACTAGTTGCTGTAAGCAAGACCAGCCATGCCGCTCATAATGCGTAGAATGTTGTAGTTGACGGCATACACGCGGACATCCCAGGTGTCGTCGGTTTGTTCATTAATTGTCACACCTCCGCTCATTTCCATCGCAATTGTAGCGGTATCGATGCGAGAGAAGTTGCATGTACCGGACGGCTGATGCTCTTCGGGCTTGAGCGCAAACGAATACACGTAAATACCCGGCTGATATATAGCTGGACCTGTGTGGTGTTGATATACTTGAACTTTATTAAAGTAATCTCCAAAACGAGCATCTAAACGGTCCTGGCCATTGATCTGTAAATGCTGTTTAAAAACTGCAGCCGAATCGTACGTGAATGGTTTGAGACGTGTTTCTGACTTTGCTGTCGCTTGGCTGCAATTATTGTAATAAGTCGGCTGTACGACCCATACTAGCTCCTTTACAGGGTGGTTAAAAGTTAGATCAATACGATTATTGTAAGATGAAATACCCTTATCTTCGTTGTATTGAGTCTGCTCAATTAAATACTCGTGACTCTCCTGGGCCATGCGGCGACGCTCTTCCGTATCAAGGTAAATGTAGTCAATATAGATAGCAGCTTGAACAGGCTGGGGTGTCTTTGATGCGAGTGTAAAATTTCCAGCAATGTGTTGGGCATCATTCCACAGAATATTAATCTTTACTTCGTGGTACTGGAGAGCAATTAGAGGAAGCGCGGCACCAGGGTTACGAGTATAGAAGAACCCTAGAGGAATATAAAGTACATTCGGAAGACTGGGTTTTCCGTTTACAGCATTACATTGTACGGTATCAGTTAATGCTACACTGCCCGGGTTTATATCCCCACTGCTGACCATTCTACGTAGGCTACCCCATTGATTGTCAGTACTCGTCAAACTATCCCAAAGAAACAACCATTCGCCGTATAGGCGATCGATGAGCTGACCACCAATATCAAGTTCTGCATACTTAATTAAATTATAACCTAGGCGATACTGGTCATTATTCCAGTTAAATACTGAACCATCTGTACCTTTGTAGGGTAGAACGACCTCGAGATACGTTGAGTAGAGAAGATCGGCGTGACGACCGATGATAGCACTCTGCTTGGTGCCCCAGTTCGGCTGGCCAGAAAAGTTGATACGAAACGGCTCCATAGCGAAGTTTGTGTGGCGCTTGAAGAGACCCTTCCAGAACGTAATTTGCGGATTGCCACTGAGGTATGCATCTTGAGCACCACAGGCGACGAGCTGTAATAGACCACCACCCATTTGTCTTTATATGTTAGTCATACTGAATTTTTTAATGGTGGCGACGACGGCGCGTTTTGCGACTCTTCTTCTTGCCACCTTCAACAACTGGGGTTTCTTCATCGGATTCAGATTCGGCGCCACCGTGCTTCTTGTAGGTCTTCTTGGCCTCCATAATTACCTTCTTGAGGCCGTCGCCCTTCTTGTAGCTGCCCTTTGACTTCATTTGCTTCATCGTCTTCTTGACGTGAGTGAGCCACTTGTTTGCCATTTTTGTATTGTATGTTAGAGTTTTTATACAACGACGTTATAGATTGGTGAAATTTTCTGCATAGGTTGAAAAGATACCGCGGGATCCGGTTGAACGGGGGTTTTGTATTTTTTAGGAACGAGTTCTCGTAATGCTTCGGGTTTGAGGACTAAGCTATTTTCCTGAAATTCACCAATGTATAACTCCATCATACTATCAACCGATCCATAATTCATCATGATCCACTGGCAACCGTAGGTAAATAATATTTGAGGATTATAGTTTGTTAAATCGGCTCCTATATCGGGAACAACCATGGTAATTGAGTTACGATTATGCTTAATGAGTTCTTCGTGATCATATGACTGGGCAGCTTCCATATATGTCAAACGACGTAGATGAGACGTCGACCATGAAAGATTAACTAGTTCTTCCATTAGTGTTCCTTTCATCGCTCCACCACTTACAATGATTAGCTTGCGTTGTAAATTGCAAATGGGTTCGACGGATAAATTCTTACGTTGGTAACTGTATGTACTATCTAACATATATGTACGGGACGTTGTCTTCAGTATTTCGGCACATGCATTAATTGTAGTAGTCTTATTGGTGTGGAATACTAAACTTAGAATAAACGGATCAGACGAGACCGGACAGCTTACACTATTAAAAGCATTATTTACAATTGAAACACAACAGGCTTCAAATGGCACTGTATTATATGCGTAATCTGTTCCTAATTTTTGATTCTTTAATCCAACAACAGGCTTGCCATTTCCATTATCATAAATATCTAACTCGACCAGACGAGGGCCGGCTTTGATGACAAGAGGCAATATAGAATCGGAAACGTAATCATAGACTTTAGCTCCGGGATACAACGAATACGATGAAGCGGCTGCATAGTAATCACAGAGTCTCATATTTACTGGCGTTGTTGGACAACCAAGAGGAGCTAACTTGGTTACCTTTTCATATGCAGCAAACGTAGAGTTTGCAGTTAATTTTGCTTGTGTCCCCGAAGGTGTTACCGTGTGGTAAACAGAAGTCGAAATTGCCCAAGCAAGAATAGCACTCCCAAGAAAGATGAAAACATAAAACCAAGTAGACCCTTGAGATGCAACTTCTTTTATTCTATCTAAGTATGACGGCTCCATTATTTACTTCCAACACGAAATAACATCCCACGTAACCCTCTTACAACATCGTCGGGTATTCTTTCATTCATTGGAATATCAAGTAGACAACAGTAATGAAAATATAAACAATACATTCCACATTCTGAATCTTCATATTGATGGCGTGTCTTGTTATAGCTCATAACCATAGGTTTAGAATGTATCTTTGTCGTATCCCATTGGTCTTTCCATCGCTTCATTAGTACCTTTATTTCCTTTTCAGGCTTCTGTGCGTATGAGTCAAAAAATGTAATACGAGGAAATTCTAATTCGGGACGAATATCGCAAAATAATGCTATCCAGTGTTGACCAGGCCCAGTACTTACATCCGTATTAAAAATGATGCCAATTTGAGTTTTACCCTGCTTGTAAAGTGATTGAATATCCATTGAACAAAGTGAACTTACTAAACACTTACCTGTCTTACTTCGTTTATCAAAATCAATAGGAAACGCACCAACGAATAAATATGCATTAAATAATTTCATGTACTGTTTTTCTAAAGCTTCTATCTCATCAGATGATAACCATTGTTCGGGATTTGTTACCCATGAATTTGGAGCTCTGGGTTTTGATAACATTGATGTAATAATACATTCTGCAGTTCCGGTTCTACAATGACTATGAAATCTCTCCTTTAATTGTCCCCAAACTTTTGCAATATCACCTTTTGCAATAGGTTGTTCAGACGGATGCTCTTTATTATACACCGTTCTCAAGTTTTCAATTTCATCCTCACTGAATGACATCCTTATCTTCAAAACGGATTATGTTCTAGACAATTTATAAAGTTATCAAAAATGGAGGCTAAGATCGATATTCTTCGTCAGCTAACCCGTAACTATGCGACTTATGACAATGAACTGCGTGGTTTGAACTCTCGTGTACATGAACTACGCGAATCTCGTAAAGAAGTAGAGACAAAAATGGTTGAAATTTTGAAGGACGAAAACTTTAAAAACTTTGATAAAATAAAAAACCAAGAAGATGGTTCAATTATTCGAATCCAACGTCCTCAAACGTGGTCCAAGCCTTGGAGTGTTTCACAGAAGGAATTGAAATCTCTTCTAGAAAGCTACTTTGATTCGACTAGGAATTCAAACTCGGCAGATTGTTTCAACTATATTATGAACACAAAGAAAGAAGCTCTGGTAGCAGACGAATTTGCTATTACTCGAACTCTTCCAGAGTAAAAACATTTTATATAATAATGGCAATCCCAGCGGTATTGGATAATTTTGCTGATTTTTTACGAGACCAATCTGATAAAGCTGATATTTTTGTTACAGAGTATAGCAACCAGACTGCAGATAACATAAATAAATTTCTTATTACACTAAAAACTTCAAACCCAATTAAGTACCAACTCGTATCTGATAACATTAGAAAGATGTCAGATAGCATTACTCCAAATCTTGCTCCTACCAGAATTACAGGCGGTCGTAAAAAACGGACAACGCGACGCAAAAAGCATAAGATTACTAAATAATGATGTTGTATAATCCCTATAATACGAATAATAAGCTATTTTCAAAAAAAGACATTCAGTCAATTCTGTCTACACATAGAACAGAATTTACTGTTAAAAACAACAGCCTATTTCAAACTGCGATGGTGCATTCATCGTATGTAAAAAAGCAGAAGTATACAACACCAACAGGAGAAGAAACTGATCTTGCAGAGTGTCCAAAAAGTTGTCTAAACTTATTTGATGAGTCGTATGAACGACTAGAGCATTTGGGAGATACTATTCTGGGTGCGGCTGTATCAACCTATTTATTTCGACGTTATCCAGAAGAGAATGAGGGATTTCTTACAGACTTAAAGAAAGAGATTGTTTGTAATGAAAAACTTGGTGAATTAAGTCAAAAGTTGGGTCTTGATAGATTTTACATCATATCAAGACACAATGAAGAAAACTGTGGTGGTCGTACAAATACTAAAAAGTTGTCTGATATTCTGGAAGCATTTATTGGAGCACTCTGGCTAGATTCTAAACATAATTTTCAAACAGTATCATCTTTTGTAGTTGCATTAATTGAAATGTACATTGATATTCCCGAAATACTGAGAAATAATCGAAACTTTAAAGAACAGCTGCAAAAGTTTTATCAATCAAAATTTCATCATACACCTACCTATGCAATCGTATCGTCCTCGACAAATTCATACACCATGGCTGCATTAGATAAGGAAGGAAACCATATTGGTGTTGGAACGGCTCCAACTAAAAAACAGGCAGAACAGCTAGCTGCAAAGGATGCTCTACGCATTATTTAAAACTACTGTGTTCTTAACGCGAGGAATACGTCTAATAAGTAGTTCACGTTGAGTTCCGCCAACAGACACATCATCTCCTTCTGGGATACCTTCGATTGCGCGAAGAGCTTCAGCTACACGCTGCGGCTGATCTGCAAACTGTAGAAGAAGCTGCGTACGAATTTGAGATCTTTTTAATGCAGGACGAGACGTGCGAACTGAGCGTGTAATATTTCCCACACCATTTCCTTCGATTGCAAAATTATCAACTTCATTTGCTTTCATATACTCTAAAATGGCTCCTGAGTTTTCTGTTTTTTTCTTGTGGATTTCTTTAATTTGTTGACGTAGTTTACGTTCTTCGTCATCTAGCGAAATCCAATCTTTGATAGTTTGGCGAACGTTGTCCATTTGTATATTTACGTTATGTGTATGAAAATTCATGCGTTTATTTTGGATTATTATTACAAATGACACATGATCGTCTAAAAGCAGAAAAGAAGCGTTTAGTTAGCGCTACAAGACGAGTCACTCGTGCAAAGAAGATGCTTGATAAAGCCAATAAGGCGCTAGATGGAACACGCAAACGTGTTCTTGATGCTAAACTAGCAAAAAAGGTAGCATCTAAGCAGTAGTATTTTATACCAATTTAACATATGGACGAAACCCCTACATCTGTCTCATGGAATTCTCAACTTGAGTTAATTCTTTCTCAAGAAGGTGAAAGAGCTTTATGTTACTCGTGGCTTCATAATAATTCTCAAAAGCGTTACACGCGTATGGACACGTATATCACACTTCCTACTATTTTACTTTCAACCCTTTCTGGTTCAGCATCAATTGGATCAGCTTCAATGTTTCCAGGACTAACAGGTACAGCGAGTCTTGCAATTGGTTTTCTGTCGTTATCGGTTGGTGTACTAAATACGGTATCAAGCTATTTTGGTTGGGGAAAACGATCTGAATCTCATAAATCAGCTGGAATGACATATTCAAAAATACATCGTTTCATTATGATTGAGTTATCGCTTCCTCGCTCTGAACGAATGGCTGCAAAAGATATGTTGAAAGTCATTCGTGACCAATTAGATCGTTTAATGGAAACAAGTCCTCAAATACCTGATCCTGTGATAGAACTATTTCGTCAAAAATTTTATTCAACGACACCCAATATTACAAAGCCAGAAATTACAAATGGTTTGGATCCGATTCATGTATACCACGAAGAGTTGAGCCCTCGTTTTCACATAAAAGAAGTCCCTATTATGGTTAAAACTTCCACTGACGATCACACTCGAGACACGTCACAAACGTTGTCATCGGCTCATCTGCCGACCGCGTCTGCATCTGATAGTAGTCACACTTAGTCTTCTTCTTGCAACCAGAACACCACATCATGATCGAAGCACATTCACTCTTTGAGTATAGTTTCTTTTCACTTTCAATAGCCTTATCAACTACATTCTTCCAACGGCTAGGACATAGTTCAACAGCGTTCATCTGAACTAGATTACGAGGAGTAATTTCATTATTTTTAAGTTTTTCTAGCCAATTCTCGCCATTTTTAACATAGCTATCTACTCCCCGCAAGTTTTCATAAAGAGAGATTGCGTGATTTCTGTACATATTCCAGAAGATACGATTACTCCAATCAACTTCAATTCCTTCCTTAATTGACTGATCGCTGACTGAGTGTAGAATTGAATGTTCAAGTTCTTTTACAATGGTATCATCTCCAACTAGCTCTTGAAAATTACGAATAACAACATCACGAATAGCACACTCAATAAATACATTCTTTGATTTAGTTTGAATAAGGCGAATAGGATATACCTGCTTTGCAATTATCTCTTCATCTACCGCAGGAGCCTCTTCAATTTCTTCGTCATCTTCTTCATCGCGTTCAATATCTTCATCATCCTCTTCCTCATTGCCAAAGTTCCACTCCTCATAAAGAAGAGCATAATCATCCGAACGAAGATTTGTGTAATCTGACGCGGTTGCCTTATATTTTTCTTCATCATCTTCCGACATAAGAATAATAATATTACCGGTATAGGACTCTTCATCAAATGGCGTTGGTAGAAGATGTTGATTAACAGGATCATCGTCTTCTGCAATACACGCAAATAGATTTAGCTGAAAGTTTTCTTTTAGAGGATGTACCATATTTCCTTGAAATTGATAATTTTTACTCTTGTACTTTTTACGAATCCATTCTAGCACATCTGTAGTTTTTGGCGGAATTTGTACTTCGCCGACAAGACCTTCTTGCGAAATAGAAACAGCGTACACCATTTTATAAATTCAATAATAGACTTTAGTGAATTCCGTTTTTCTTTTGTAAAAACGGATTTTCGTATTTACAATAAATAAAATAGCAATAAGATGAGCGAATTCAACAAAGTTAAGTGGATTCCTTCATGGAAGCTTTCTGAGGAAGCTAAGGCTGTTAAAAAGCAGCAACTTGATGAAGAAAATCTGAAGAATGTTGAAAAGACTGAAGAGAATTTTCCACCACTAATTGCCGCCCCTACAAATCTAAGAGTTTGGGGAGGAGAGAAGAAGTTTAGTGATCTCGCAAAAAATTGGGATTCCGAGACACAAGAAAAGATGACCAAAGAAAAGCAGATGGCTGAATTTAATAAGTCATCGCTTGCTCCAATCCGATTTGTTATGCCAACATTTAAGAATAGTAAACATTTCGTTGAAACGAGTGATTCTGTTGAATCAGAAGAAGTGGAACAGACAAAAGTTCCAAGCGATAGTGTTTGGAAAGTTGTTGACTATAGTAAGAACCGACGTAAGGAGAGGAATATGGAAGAAATTGCAAATCGCCCTCCGACTCCTGAAGGAGATGGAACTGTTTGGCCCGAGAAAGATCTAAATGAGACCTGTTGGGATGAGCGACGCTAATTATACGGCATTTGTTAACTTATTTCCAAAGAATAGAGCCGAAGCAGCAGTTCCTAATGTTTTTCCTTCTACAGCCGCTACAGACGCTGCGGGATTAAAAATAGCATCATATATTGTCTTATAAAATCCATAGATTAACTGAAAGACGTAAAATAGGTAGCCACGAATCGTGACTCCCAAGCTCTCTGTATACATAGCTGGTGTAACTAGAAACTCTGCATTTTTTGCTTGAAACGCCGCGTAGGCACCCAGTACAACAGCAGCTATTAAAAGTATTACATCTAACACTTGCATTGCCTCATTTTTGCTGTACATATCTGATACAAACTTAGTGATACCAGAAGGAGCAGTAGCTTTTGATTTCTCACCTTTTACATCGGGAGATGATACCGGTTTTACGTCTTGCTTCTTACCTAATCTCTTACAGCGCATATAGGTTTTATTATCGTGGGGCATTGGACCACCCGGTAATGACGCGATGTCATTAAAAAAGACTTCACGATCTCCTAACGGCTGAATAGAACGAGATCCAGGAGCATTTGTTTTTACTAAGTTAGCAAAATCATTGGGATCCATATTGATCATCGCTTTAAATACAACCCACTTGGATTGCACGCATGGGGGGAATACAGATGTTCCATCATACACATAGTAAGAACCGGCAGAAGGAATCATCATATTTAGTCCCCAATTTTCACCTAAATTTACAGTAGTATATGGCTTGGTTGTATCTCCAAATCCTACAAATGAGTTAAAAAAATGAGTAGCAGGAGTTTGAGCAGAATTGGCACGAACGAGCGAACTTACACAAAGAAACTTACCGGTGGGGTTTGTAAAAATTGCGATAACTTCAGCGTCGGCCTGGATATTTTCAATTGTATGGTGACTAGGGTGGTTGACTACAATCTTTGTGCATGTGTAACCCTCACCGTTAAACTTACAAGATCCAAGCCCAGCTTCATTATCAACAATAAGCCCCTCATCTCCAACAACCACGTTTGCCTGAGCGACCATCACGTCATCCATTACAAGCTCACACATTAAGTCACACGGTTTTGATCCCGATTGTGATAAATTGATAGGACTTTGGTTTGGAACCGAACATGATGCCGGAAGTGTAGACGTTGAGCTATAGATGCTCATTTGTAGTCTAGCAGTATTTTGTATCTGAGAAATAAGTAATATGGGAGGTGTTCTTTCCAGCACTACAGAATATATTGCAACCTCATATGGTTTCGGTTTAGTTTTATTATTAGGAGTTGTTGGAGCTGCATTTGGAATTGCGTATGCAGTTGTGGGTCCAGGTGGTAAAACTTTTGCAATTGGTTCCTACATTATTGGTGGTGTTCTTCTTTCGGCAGCTATTATCTATTATACAAAAGATAGTCGGTTTCCATCATTTCAATATGCAGGTATTTTTGCCATGTATCTTCCCACTTCATACGTTCTTGTCGGAATTTTATCAGATATAGTCTCTCAGCGATTTAATGCATCAATCTCAAGCATAGCAGCAATCGTTGCTGTTTTATTAAATACAGGATTAAGTGGCATTGCCACAAATTACCTTGGAATGACAACTGAGAAAATACAACGAACAATTGCAGAGAATGGCGATATAACAAGCTTATATAGACGAATCTATGAGGGGTGTACGGTTCCTGGATTTGAAAATGCAGAAAGTATTTTTGCACCGCAGTCGTTTGTGATAATTTGGACACTGTTCTTTTACTTTCTAACGCTTATTGGGAAATCGGGTCAGTCTCTTGCAGGACTTGCTGGATTAACAGGAGCTGCGCTACTTGTTCAAATAATGTTCTTAAACAGCAACAATTGTCTAAAAAATGAATATTTTGCGTTTAACACAGTAGCGATGCCGTTTATTGCTTCTATAGCTATTGGTGGTGTTATTGGAGGATTATTTGGAGGGATAACGCCACAAATACTAGCGGCAGCGTATCCTAACGATAATACAAAACAAGGTTCTCTTTTTGGTGGAAGTGGACCAGCTCTCGGTCCATCTTCGTCATATGGATCAACGGGTAGCTCTGTTTTACCGCAGGTAGGGGAACCTACGAGTGGTAGTTCAGATGATAATCAGTTTGTATGTGAAGCATACAAAAATGGTGAATTAATTACGTCGACGATTGCGGAGTAGAATTAATCTTAATGTATGTTTTTGCGTTCTGCATCACTTTAAAGTATGGTGTAATCGACTGGCGATCAGTACACTTCTCTGAATAGATATCTTTACCTGCATCGTTTTTTACAACAACAACCAGGCAAGGAATCGGACCAACGCCGTAGCGCTGAATCAGGTCTGTCTTTGTCTTGCGGACATCAACCGACACCCACTCTACATCATCTTCAAACTCTTCTTTCATCCCAAGAAAGCTTGGCTTTAGTTTCATACATGGACCACAATCTTCGGCCCAATAGTGATGTGCTACCACCTTCATTCTTCCTTAGTTATTGTAGTATTGCCTGCGATTAAATGATTCGCAGAAACCAGACGGTACTGGTTGTTTCTGTGAAGTTTCTGTTTCACGACTTCGAATCCGTTTTTCTTAACAGTCTTTGAAAGAGCAGACATAAGTGCGGCATTGAGTGCAGTTTGATCAATCTTATCCAAATTTAGCTTACACCAGTCAATAATGGTTCTCTCCGAAACCGGAGGACCCATTAGTTGAAGAGGACATCCTACAATTGGACTTTCCTTGTTACTTTGTACAACTTTCACTTCCTCTTCGGGATGAAGAACATGAACTGCCATCTTATCGACAATCTCATTATGTTTGCTAAACTCATCGGTACCACCCGTGTGTGCTGCTACATGAATGATCATATAAGACTTAAACTTCGCAAGATTGCGTGACGTATCTTCAATAATGTCACGATTCTTTACAATTCCACCTGCTGCAGTCTTCCAATCATTTTTGATCCAACCCTGAATCCACTTTGTCAAACAGTCTTTTGAATACATTGAATCAGTATAAATTTTAAGATCTACTTCATCAGACGAAAACTTAGAAAGTACAATTTTTACAGATTCAGCGATTGCAAGAAGTTCTCCACGATTATTTGTTTGAGCCTCATCTTCAGGTACACGTTTTGCAATTGAAAGTTCCTTGTTTTCTGGAAACCAGCAAGCATATGAAGCACGAGCTCCTTTCTTACCGTTTCCTTCACAAGCGCCATCCGTAAATACACGAATAGACGTCATATCTGTTTTATGTTTGGTGTATGAAAGTATGTTGGAATCCGTTTTGTAATACATCTGCTTTGAATAGCAGGTTGTATAGTTGTTGGGTCTTCAACGTGAAACCAAACTCGCGATCTGAATGATTTTTGTTCTAATGAACGACGAATCATTTGCTGACATGCGTATGTCAAAAATTCAGAATGCCAAATAAGCAAAATGCGAAATCGCGTTGATCTACGTTTAGGAATTTGACTAATCCAGCTATCAAACCAAGCCGAAAATGTATCAACCGAATTCATTTCGGTTGCATCTATCTCATAAAATTCACAAGTAGACTCATGTTTTGTTTTGTAGTCTACCCATACCTTCTGAGTTTCAATATCATTAAGTGGTTCAAAAAATAAATAATGAGGAGGTGGAAAAAGCAATTCCATTATTACTCTACTTTCTTAATCCGTAGATGATGATACGATCTTCTTTACCGGAATATCAGACGATACAATATATAGACTGTTCTC